TTACTTCTGATACCGATAAATCTAAAACAGAACCAGTTCCGGTTGTGTTTTTCCCCTTAATGGTCATCGTGGGTACGTCCGATAATTTTTCGTTTGTTACTTTTGCATTACCAATAGTCAGTTCTCCAGATCCGGTAACATCTCCTGTGTGGGTTGCATTAGATACCTTTGTAGTATTGGCTGCTACTTTAGTTTTCTCCTCGTTGGTATAATTATTATCTGACAATACCTTTGAACCGTCAACATTAACTTTGTTGATTTCCAAATTAGTCAATAAATTAACTAATCCTTCTATTGATTCCTGCGGTGTTTTATTTATCATTGATTATGCGGTTTATGCTTGTAACATCTCATTCGTTGATAGACAGCCTATATAGGTATTGCAAGTATTTCTTAACAAGTATAATATACAAAAAATAAAAGATAAAAGAAATAATACAATACACAAAAGGACCATATATCGCTATGCTATTAACTCAGTCTTTCAATTTTTAATATAGTCCCATACGATGACCCCCCATCATGGCTAAGCGCAACTTCAAAATACCTATATGTACATCCCGTATCAAAGTATATGTGCGTGAGTGACATTGGAAATCCACTGGTTTTTGCCCAAACAATCCCAACTCCATTAGATAAGGGTACTGGGGTTCCTGTTACAGAAGTTCTTCCCCATATAGTTATCGTACCGTTACTAGATGAATTACTATTATGATACAATCTAGTAGCACATGTAAACAATAATCTTTTAGATAAAGTATCCCCAACATCTATTTTTGCTGTAACAGACTTTGGGGATGTCGTCAACGCAACTGTGCCTTGAGACTGAATTATCCAGACTTTTTGAAGTCCATCAGCTACCCCAGGATCACCCTTATCACCCTTATCACCCTTATCCCCTTTTGGTCCATCATATCCTATTACTCCTATATCACCTTTATCTCCCTTGTCCCCTTTATCTCCCTTGTCCCCTTTATCTCCCTTGGCCCCTTTTAACCCATCATATCCTCTAGCCGCTTTCCATATTACTGGGGTTGTCCAACTTCCAACTATATTCCCGTTAGAGTCTTTTTTAGCCATGGAGATCCAGATATAGTCATAGGTACCTGCACCTACAGCACTTGGATCAATCTTCCATAGAACATGATTTGAAGCAGCGGTATAGGTTGTAAACGTAGGTTTAGATGGCGCTGTGGTACTCGATGTCTTATAGAATACAGATACAGGTTCCATCCCTGCAAAACCGGTCAAACGTCCTGGTCTACTCCACGATGATCCCGCAAATGTAAGATATTCGTTATTAGCTCCCTGGTCCCCATTTCCAGAACCAACATATTCATATGTTCTCTCTGTGAAGTAGATCTCTCCACTGATTGGGATATCCTGACTCCACTCTCTCCAGCCCCACTGCCATGTGCCCAGGAAGGTATTCAGGGTACTCTGTAGATAATGATCGTCCCAGCGATTGAGCCACCACTGAATAGATGTCGTATCTGTTCCAGGTTTGTAATACATCTTTACTTGTACCAGGTTTTTTCCAGGAAGTCCGCGCTCACCAACCACACGCATAGGTGCTGACCAGTATCCATCACTTTTATTTCGGAATACGGTCCAGATGGCTTCTACAGAACTTTTATACCATGTCCGGCTATTTGATGCCTTGCTAAAAGTAGAGGTTCCGTTTCTCACCTCATCATACGAAATGATACTTCCATATGGAGATCCAAGTGCGGCAAATGGATTATCCAATTTCACTTCTCCAGAAGCAAGTGTTTCGTCTTTGCAGAATAATTGTACAATACCTTCTGATACCTGTGTATTGTGGATATCTATATATCCTACCACTCCACCACATTCGAAGGTAACCCCAGCATTCAGAAAAGCTACTACCCGTGCTTTGGTAATGGTCAATGTCTTGGTAGAATTGTTATATACTCCTGTTACAGTTCCTCCGTTGATTTTAACAATATACTGAGTACTCCATGGAGATCGTTCCGTATTTCCGGCGTAGAACTTTATATCAAAATACAAAGCCGATGTACTTAAATCATTTGGTCCAAAAGCCGTAGCTGTTCTCGGAATGATTCTGATGTTCAACATGTCCTGTGGACTTACTACTGTGGTCAGGGACAATGACTTGGACAATGTCTGTGAATTGTATGATATTGAGACCCCTATATCTATCTGAGTACTTGGCAAGACAGTTGAATTGCTCAATACATAAAAATCAGAAGATGCCTTCATGGCCTTTATGTATAATTCACCATTACTTGATCCAACTCCATTAGGTAGCCAGAAATATTTTGCAGTTGAGTTTTCCTGCATTACAGGCATGGTCACACCATTGTATTTAAAGGAAAAGGTGTTTGCACGAATATCTATTACCGAAGCTCCATCATATAGCTTCATGGAGGATTTGGCCAGGGCATTGGTGTTACCATCCATCGTGTGTTTAATGATCTCTCCCTTACTATCTGTATTTATGATCTGAGCCTCATTGGTCATCGATATGGTGTACCCATTTGTACCAGCCTTAGACTTTAGGAGTTTATATGTAAATACAACATCATTACCACTACCATCTTGAATTGGATTTATGTTGTTCTCATATATCTTGAATGAGACTGTAGACTTATCTGCGACCGGCAAACTTGTCACATTGATTGTAAGGTAATCCTGTACTCCTGCAACAACTCCTGATGGAAGTGCCTGAAGAACAATTTTAAATTGATTCCCACTGATACCGCCAAGCATGGGAGTTGTTCCTTTGAATACCTGTATAGTTGTCTGCTCATTGACTGCGTCAATAGGAGTACCATCAGACTTGGAAGGTACCAGATCATTGTTGTCGTAGATCACTGATATACCCCCTTCACCATTATCTCCTTTGATGGCCAATCCGCCTCCGGCTATTTTTGAAATTAGCCCTTCTTCAAATAGGCTACTTATACCTAAAGAAGTCTCTGTTACACGTACCGTAATCGGTACAAGTCCCACAAAAGTAGGTATGTCCGCAGGTTTGTAATCTTCGTCCCCTACACTGGCACTATTATCTGCGTCAAATACAAATTGTGTAGCCCCTAATTTAGTTGCGATAAGATTACCATTTTTATCTACCAACTCCCAATTATACACTGGGAATTTGATGTTTTGTCCAGAAACTTTAAATACCTTTCTGGAAACCCCATCAAAGGCATCTGAGTCTATATTTAACGGGACTGCAAAGGATTCCGGGGCCAACTTTATATCTACAGCATTGGTACCCTCTTTAATCCTGGTGATTGTTATGTAATCATATACAGTAATATTTCCTGCAGGTGCCTGGAATTTATATACGTTGAATGTTGTACCCTCCTGGTCAAACCCATCATCGCTCCATAGTACGTTATGATTCATATCCGTATCTGATAGGCTAATCCAATAGGTACTTATAGCTTCTTCTATTGCCTTCCATTCCACTGCATTGGAAGCTTCCTTTAACGAATTGAAATCATGTACATGGTTCCATTTGTACCATCCTCCCGCAGTATAGTCAACATTTGTAGCAAATGCCTTGATATTTATATTGGATTTTCCTATAAAGTCCTCCTTAGCCAAGGAAGTCATATCCGAATTTCCCTTTATTACAAATTGCTGAGTTTCCGCAGAAACCACTACCGAACGTACAACGCGATCCTTATAATCACCAATAGTCTTTTCAGCAAGGTACTCTATATAATTGGTAGAAGTACCTCCAAAATCTTGATTACCTTCTACATCCCTATATTGTCCAAGTTCAAAAATAGCAGACGAATCTACTGTTGTATGATCTATTGTTAAAGTCCTTCCACCGTTAGATATAGAAAATCCGGTAGGCGGTGTACTGACCAAGGTTCCTGGATCACTCTCATATTTTCCTGTACCACTATTCCATACTTTCCCAAAATTGTTGTAAATAACGGTAGAGTCCGGATTCCCAGAATTATATATCCTTTTCCATACAAAGTAAATAGTCTCTTCACTAAGAGTATATATCGATTTACCTTCTATGAACATCTTTGCATCCAACTGGATTGTATCAAATTCCCTGGTCACCTCGTCACCACCTGGTGTGGCTGTTCCTTCTATCTTGGTCAGAAATGCCTCATAGGAAGCCTGCACATAGTCTGAAATTGGAGATCGTCCTGAAACCAGTTGTATGGTCCATTCTCCAAACATCTTGGTTTCATCGAGCGCCATTACCGTGGAGGCCCGGTATATTTCCCATCCTATAGGTACATCCGAAGGTGCCGGTGGAGCATCGGTCCAGTTGTACTGGGCGATCTCGTCTTCAGGATTATTCTGGGCATTGATGCCATTAGGTATGTAGTTACCACGAGTACGGATGTTATTGATCCGGTCGTAATAATTAATCGGATATGGTTTGTAGTAATCCTTGGTGAACTGTCCAAGCTCTCCAGCAGTCTTCCTCACCTGCCACTCATCTGCAGCAGATTCGCGATAGGCCATGTAGTTATGTGCCCCATATTGATAGGTATCCGTCCAACCGATGCCTTCATACAGGTCATCAATCTCTTGTGTATCCAGAATGTTGTTGTCAGCGATATACTGGCGCGTAGCGTTAATATCCCCCTTGCCGGAAACGGAATACCTTACCAGATCTCCTTCGCCTTCCTTGATCAACTGAGGAGCTGACCAGGCACTCTTAAGATTTCCATAAATATCCTTAGTGGCCAGTATCATCCATAGCTTGTTGATATTCTTCACTACAGTTGCATCCAATGGGTCTGCTACTGTACCGTGCTCCGTCTCGTATGCTTCCTTCTCTTCTGTGGATAGATCTGCCCACGCACGCTGTGCAGGCTGTCGATCATAGAAATAATAGTTATTTCCATGCATATCAAAGTTGGCAAACCTGTTTGTTTCACCTTTATAGAAAGAATATACATGTATGTGCTCAGATCCTGTCTGTTTTGGCTTTTCAAAAAGTCGTATGAACCTATTCTCCTGGTACCAATCTACCTGATTGGCATTTATAGGAATAGGCCGTGACCAAAAATTCACTTCTGGATTGGTCAGTCCTGCCTCTTGTACACGTTTCCAATTATGCTTATCTTCTTGTACGTTTGTCCAATTATTTGCAGTAAATTCTCGCTCATCATCCCACTCTACTCCTATTGGAAATACATATCGGTCAAACGACCCGGTTTCATCTGGATTTTCATAAAAAGGGGGAATACCTCCTTGCCAATCCGGGGCATACTCGATCAGTGTTGCTGCAGATAATTCTTTTTTAGATTCTGACTGTAATACCCAGTAATTACGGAAAGATCCATCCACACCAAAATCTACGTCCAACAATGGGTAGGGCATTGATGATATACTGATGAGGTCATCCAGTGCATATGTCCTGATCACTCTATCACTTCCTTTCACAGATGCTGTCATGGCCCTCTCCATTAATGTTTGAGGGAACCAAAGGAAGTCATACACATTGTCAAAAACGTGGTGACCTCCTTGCATTTCTCTGGAGATAATTACAGGATTGTTATTCTTGGTGTGGTTTATTCGTACTGTATAGGGTACCGGTGTTCCATCATTATTTACCTGTACAGGGTCATAGCTCACCTGATTTGAATAGGTACTTCCTTGTAACAATCGTACAACACAAGTAACCAATGAGTAAGGTAATTCCCTACAGGTCAAATATCCGGACTGTCTGGAAGTAATATAAGCTGTGTGCCATGTACCACTTGGTCCTTGGATCTCGGCGAATATGGTTCCTGATGTCTCCCCTGAGTAATTTATCTTGATTTCCTCTTTATAAGGTACCAAAGGTAAGTTTCGTGCTATACTATCGATCGTTATCATTAATTAATCTGGAATGTAAAGGTTCCTGTAGAGGTACCGGTTGAAATATATACTTTATAATCTTTAGAGAATTCAGGGAAGCTGGTGTTTGGATTGAGGGTAACATTCTCTAATTTGGTCATTCCTACCATGAGACCACTGGCATATACCTCTATATCCCCAGTAGTGATGATGATACAGTTATGTGGGGTTTTACCATGATCTATTTCTAAGTCGGATGGCAAACTTCCCAATACAGATGATAGGCTTGTTAAAACAATAGAACTTGATGGGGAGGCTATGCTACCATAAAAATGTCTTGTTTGTCTGGTAATAGTAGATTTTAAGATACCATTCTTTCCATTTGTATCATTATAAGTTCCTCCTTGTGCAACTACAGTGTCTGTCCCAGATATGAAATTGGCGTTAGTAGTATCCGCAAGATAGTGACCATTTTTACCTATATCACCTAATGAGGATAAGTTCTCACTAATCTCTGGAAAAACTTCTCCACTATCCCACAATACTGAATTCAGAGGGTAATCCTTCCTGGTCACATCTACATGTATATTCAATTCTCCTTCAGCAAATTCGTGTCCCCACTCCGCTACGAAATTGGTTACAGTAGCAGTAGGGCCATCTCCTTTGTTATAAAGGTAAGTGACTTCATAGATATTCTCTCCAATAGTTTTTACATCAACCTCTAGGTCCACACCTGCCTTGAATTGGTATTCCTTACCGATACCCCCTGCTTCGAGTAGCTTTTTGATATAAGCAATAAACCGTTTCCTGGAATAGATCGAACCATCCAGAGATCCGAATTCCTTAACCAGGTTCTCTTCAAAAGCGATTCTTGTCAACTCGTCCATTAGCAGTTCACGTTATATGGATTAATGTTGGACATCTCTTCAATCATCTCCTGGGCTTTGTACTGATATCCTGAGTAGAATTTGATCTTAGCTCCGATGATCTGAGACTCGAAGAACATGACAGATTTCCATAGTTTCCAGTACGCATCACTGCAAATACCATTTTCAATGGCCATATCAGAAAGTTCAGCAGCCATGGCGTTCAGTTTAATTTCATTCTTTGGCATAAAGAATTTCTGAATCTCGATGTGCTGAATCCCTGTTACATCTTTCAGATTCTCCAAAAAGATTTGGTCCACATTCTCATCGAGTACCTTTCCTTGAGCAGTATCATAGTGTACCTCTCCAGGACTGTCTGTTGGAAGAAGAAACACGTGGATAGTGTACCACCCATCTCCTGTTGTCACGTTCAGCCGGTTCTTGTACGACACATCTGCATAATCTGCAACCGTGACAGTAGGATCTGCACGAAGTGCATCTCCACTTACATCTGCCTCCACCACATTCTCTGAATTGTACTTGTTAAATACCGCATAGTATAGTAGAGCAGCACCTGATAGTGCTGGGTACGGATTTGATTCCTCATCAACAAAGGAATCATTGAAGTTGTTGAATCCTTCGTTTTCATTTGCTGTAGAGAAACCTATAAAGTCCTCGAACTGGATCCAGGTACCGTCCTCATCCACTAGGTTAGTTTTGATATGCTCTTGTTTTAGTATGATATTCATTATTAGAAATTTTTAACTTCTCGTTGTTGACCATTACCGATTTCCAATTCCCTGGCTTCAAGTTTTACGATCTCTTTTTTGAGCTCTATATTCTTATCATTAAAGTCCTTCTTATTGTATTCGGAGTATTCCTTTATTTCCAGCTCTTTACCCTTGCTCCACTGATCAAGTTTCAATCTGGCATTCTCAATAGCTACATTTTGTTCCTCCGCTTTCTTAGCTTTAGATTTTAATTCTTTATTCTCTTTTGTAAGCTCATCCAATTGCTGCTGTACTTGTGCCAATTGCTGGTTTTGACCTTCCGTGATTTTGAACTCCTCTTCTAGGAATTCTATCATCTCATGTAGAGAGTCTGTGGCGATTAATTTTACAAGTACGTGTGGACGTATAGCCTGGGCATTAATCAATTCAGAGGCTAACCCACGGATCAATTGTACCTTGGTATATTCCTCACTTGTACTGGTGATGTGAATATTATAATCAGAAAAACAAAAGTCTCTAGGTATAAGGTGAAAAATTTGCTGTCCGGTACGCTGTACAAAAGATCCGGTAAACCCATTGGTATCTCTAAAGGACATTTGTGTCATGCACAATATATCATTCAGGATATGTTTGGTAATCGTATCGTTATGATCAAATAAATTCTTTGTGACCAATGAGGTTTGCTGTAGTCCGGTTTTTACATTGGATACAGCTTCTCGCTGCATTATATTTCCCAACATTTGGTGAGTGACACCGGTAATCTTAGAGGCTTCCTCATCCAGCATACTAATAATGGAATTTATAGCAACGATGGTATTCCCATCTAGTCCTCCTTTAAAATCACCATAGTGCTGAAAACTCCTGGCCTCTTCCTTTGTCGTGTCGATAAGTTCGACTCCCTGTTTTCTATACCCTATGTATTTCATGAGCCGCTCTTCCATACTAGCTCCCAGAAAATCGGGCATTGCCTGTAAATTGACCCTGGATCCGTCCACTCCAGCATTGGCTGTTAACACATCCCGGTGAAATATCATGATGTCATGCATGTCCTGGATATCCTTACATTTCCAGATCAATGAATACGGTTCCCCTCCCCTATCTGAAAATCTAATTCCATTGAATGACAGTTCTGCATTCTTAGGATCTTTTGATGTCCTACGTACAAATTCACTTTTACCCATTTCCAGGTAAATATCATCTTCAATCCTTACTCCTTCGTATCGATCTTTTCTATAGGCTTTCTTGAATACTTTGTTACGACCACTCACTCGCATCCTGCTCTTTTCTACATCAGGGTCTATATCGTATTCATTGTTAGCTATCCACTCACACAAATAGACTTTATGTATTTGCTTTTCATTGAGATAGCGATGAGTCTCTTTATCTGTACCAACCATATCCTCTTCCCTGGCAGTACGCAATGTATGTGTATAGGATTTTGTAGGAAGTTCAAAAAGGGTCTCTCTATCTGTTTTTTCCATAAGATGTCCCCAATCGGAAAGTATCTCTGCTTTGGTCATGTACTTGACATAAACAAATCGCTCAGTTTGCTTGAGGTATTTCTTGTCCCGTGGAAGTTCGTAGTAACAATTCTCAGGTAACAATACCTCGATTTGAGGTACTTCACCATGATGTTTTGATAATACTCTATAAGACATCTCTCCTACCACTAACAGGTCTTCAAAAAGTAACCTGCGCTTCTGGTGCATGTCTATATCTATATCGTGTAGATAGTACTTGATCAGCTTATTGGCAGCACTTACAAAAACACTCCTCCATTCACGATCTACATCCCTCTTTGCAGTCTCTATGAATTTTTTAATATTTTGAGGAATATGTGGTTGTTGAGTTTCTTCGTCAGTAATCGATGATTGCTTCTGTATACTTGCGGCGTAGTCCTGCACCATATCATATACTTTTTGGAGTACAGCGAAACTCTTCTCTTGCATCATCAGGAAAAGGCTATCCTGATCCATTACTGTACACTGGAAGTCAAAAGTAGCAGCGCTCATCAGGCCGATAAGTACGTCTATCCTATTCCTGATTATAGGAATAAATTTTATATCATGTGGACTTCCTATACCGTAGTTGTCCTCAAGGTAAGAGAACTCATCCCTATCGCGTAGACCATCATAAAGATTCCTCATCTTCAGCATCTTCTCCCGCCTTTTCCCCTTTTGATCCACTACCAGGTCGGTAATCATGTCGTCCATATAGGCAGAGAGGTATTTAGGGTCTGATTTACCAGATTCCGACACTTCGTAATCACTGATCTTTACGTTATAATAATTTTTCATTGCATAGGGCTAAACCTGTATCCCAGATAATTTAACAAAAATTTAGATGAATTGCAAAGATGTGTTAACTTATATAAGACCTGAAGAGGTGAAGTACTGAAGGCCCTGTTCCACGGCCCATTTCCCCACTACCCCCAATTTTGAGATTCTGATGCCGGCGTGAATGGATGTCGTGCCCGATTGCACGAAATTGGGAAAGGTGTACACAACGCATTTCACACGGGACTTATTTTACCCGTTCCAACGGCAGCAAAGGTCATTTGCAGCCGAAGTATAGTACCTTATCATTATACTCAGATGTACACACTGAGATTCTTTCATAAAATGATTTTACTTTTGGTTTACTCCAGTCTGTTTGATTTTTCGATGGTTCTCTGTAGATTCTATTTTCCTTTTGGACAGGTTGTCCAACAATATTAGTGTTTCCTTTATCTTATCATATGTTATATCACCATTGGTAACAAATGTGATCTTGCTGTCTTGTATCTGTGACAATAATCCCTGGTGTGCTGACATAATTAGATTTGGAGTTTTAAAGTTACGATTGCAAATATTAATTACCAAATATAAAGTTAAAAAATTTAAAACAGTCAATCCATTACTACATATGTGCATACGTATGCTGCTTCGAAAACTCGCACGCTGCTGCATACGCATACATACTCAAACAGTAGTTTGTTAACACGTTTGTTAACATGTTAACAGAGGTATATCTAAATGCATATATTAAGTACTCTATTATCATTTGTATATGCAAATAAATATAATTAATATTTAGATTACTTGATTCGTATTTACTAGATATGCATATTTGTAACATAATTGATTAATTGCTATCCATAGAAATATTACTACATTTTAATTGATATCCATGCAAACAAAGTATATATCATTCATGTCCTCAAAGGGTGGGGGAGGGAAGACAACATTGGTAGGATTGTTGAGCACTATGTTGGAATATAAAACAGATAAGAATATTCTGGTCATCGATGCAGACTTTTCAGAATCCCTTTATGAGATACGTACACGGGACCTTCAGGTATATGGGACCGAGTTACAGGATTCCGGTTACGAACCATTTCCAATCATTGCCCATGGAACGTACCAGGAAAAGCAATTCTCTAAATTCATTGGTCAGTATCATAACAAATATGACTACATAATTTTTGATACCCCTGGAAGTGATGAGTTTCTCAGGGTAATGTCTTATGTCAAGAGATCTGATTTTATCTTTATACCAATTGTTGCACGTAGGAGGGATATATCTGGACAAGAGAAATTTATTGCAGAGTTAAAGTCATACAGTAGTCAGTATTTTACAGGTAGGGCTTATGGAATTGTGAATAAGATAGATAATACTGGTGAGTATCAGAACATTCGGGAAGTATACAAGGATCGATTGAACATGTTATCAAATGGATTACATCATTGGATTGCCTATGATCGTGACATGAGTACTGTTAAGCCATTACACAATAGTGAAGTGATCAAATTATTTAATGAGTTCTATAAAATAATAAAATCATGACACCAAAGAAAAAACCTAGTGACGATCTTGGAGAATTCAGTCAGATGGCATCCAAGCGGAAACGTGAAGTACAGATCGATACACCGAAAGATACTAAACCGGTAAAGGAAACTGAAACGTCAGACCTTGAAGAAGATGTGCATGACTTAACAATGGCAGAAGTGAAGGCACTAAACTATGAGGACCAGGTACGTAAGATAGCAAATAAGTATCAACATGTCCGTGGAAAAGATAGCAATGCCGTAAGAATAGATCGAGATATCTGGCTCGTGTTCGAGGAGCTGGCGTTCAACTTACGGAAAAAAGATACGGGAAGAATTATAAATGCCATACTTAGAGAATTCATAAAACTAGATCCATACCCTCATGAAGAATAAAAAATTATCCCTACGCGGGCACATTAGAAATATAGACCCACAAGAAATACTAAATGTAACCACAGAACAGTTCAAATTGGACCTATTCCAAGAACAGCAATTGGTAGAGTGTAAAGTCGATAGTACCTCCATGCGTATTCGTCGGGAAGTAGTCGATGGATATAAGACCCTCTGTAAGAGATTCAAGGTAAAGAATCATGGTAAATTGATGGAATCAATTCTTGAGGAGATGCTCCACAAGCTTGAAAAGTCTACATCAGGATCAAGCTTATAATACAATACGTGAGTATTTTAATACAATCTGTGAGTCTTAGGGTAGGTATGATACAATCCGTGAGTTAAGTACATACAATCCGTGATTATATAAATACAATACGTGACATAATTGATACGATCCGTAAGTTAATATAGTGTAACTGATTGATCTTAAGTACTTTGACCATACTGTTAATAGTTAATTATTGTTATAAAGATCGTTAAGGGAGATATATGAATTTAATTAAAAAAAAGCTTAAAAGGAAAATTAACAAAATTTACAATCTCTGTTGTTGGATATTATGTACAAAGACTCATAAACCGGATGGTAACCCACAGAGCACTCGCCATACAATACGTGAGTTAAGGTATAATGAATTGATATACAGTGATTTATATAATATTAATTAAAACTCACGTATTATATTATTTGGAACTTTTTGTGCGTTTTAAGATTGTGGGGCGCATTAATGACAAACTTTACTCATAAATATCCATAACACACGAATTGTATTTTAATCAATGTTTATAATTGTCAAAAATTAGTACATGACGAATTTACTCATAAGCTCCAAAGCATTAAGAATTGTAGAGTCCAATAAATTTGTACTTGAATCATCCTATGATTTTTAAATGTTGGCCATGGATATCATGAACCTGATCCAGCGTAAGTTTAAGCCCTTCGACCCAAAGATGGTAAAGTTGTTCGAGAACTTTGATTTCAACACAGATACATTACCTGACGATGTCTGCACTTTTGATATAGGTCATGATGAGATAAATACGATCAAGGGCCTTACAGATTACAAGCGGGTGGATAAGGCTATGGACGAATTGAGGGTAAGTGAAATAAAGTTCATCAACGGAGTATCCAAAGAGGATAAAGAATTCCACTATGGTAAGACGAGTTTCCTTGTTACATGGAAGCACTATCCGAATAAACGAAAGTACCTGGCCCAAATTACACCATTCGCCACTCATTACCTTTATGCTGTCAAAGCTTTAAATGGGGGATTCACAAACATAGATTCTGACCAGAGATTAAAATTATGTTATAAGGCCAGTAAACGCTGGTTATCTATCTTGTCAAACTTATCTACAAGGTATAATAAATCGCAGGTATACACACTGGACGAGCTCAGGGAGATATTCTTAAAACCAAACTATACCTGGAGTCATATTAAAAGAAGGATTCTTGTAGAGCCGTTTGAAGACATATGGGATACTACAGATTTTAAACCTAGGTTCAAACCACTTAAAAAGGGGAGGTCTGTACATTCCGTAAGAGTATCCATGGACCGCGACGGAGATACTGTTGAGATACCTTTCAGGGAGCCGGACAAGAGTACTAATAGCTCAGATATTAATAAACAATTCCATAATACAGAGGCATTTAGAAACATGTCATTATATCTTGGGAAATTTCCTAAAATACCTGAGAAAAAATTAAATGGTTATAAGACAAAGATACCCCTACATGTATTGAACATTATTATCTTTGATCATATGACCAAGCCATGGGAGAGGGAGCGTGTTACAAGATTGAGGAATGAGCAAGAGTGGTTCGTTCATCATATTGAGCAGGCATATCAAAAAAAGGAATATTATTCAGTAACCAGGAAAGTAAAGATACCGTTTGAACGATCATAATGGGATACTATTTTTATGTTAATTTAAAGAACTTACAGAGATCAATGCCAGGGTCTATTATTACTACACTAGATCCGGATCTTGTTAGATTGATCAACGAAGTAAATACTATGGAACGACACTTGTTTCCAGATATGGATACCTCTAAAAGGATGTTTAAAACAAAATTGGGATACCTGGAATGGTTGGAAGGAATGGATATGGGCGATCTTACGGGACCTGACCCATTATAATATCTACATCAATCAGGAAATTCCCCTGACCAATCGTAATAATGCACACCAGTATTTGTCCATCCATATTTTTAGCCTTCTGACAAAAGCTAATCTTCTGCATCTTACCATGTATCACAAAGGATACTTATTACTTCACCATTCTTATCTCTAAGAAAATCTCGTTTCTCACTATCTATAAAACTATATTTATTTTCCGTTTGTAAGTGGTTCAAAATTATTGCTCAGCTGCTAACACTTGTTTGTACTTATCAAGTAATTGCTCATTGTCCATTGTAAACAATCCACTATATTCTCCATTTTTAGACCAAACACTTACTTTCTGTGTTACTTACCCAATCCCCAAATTCTATTGCGAATTTATCTCTTTCTCTTTCTGTGATATTTTCCATTTGTAAGGCGGTAGTGTTATCCGATGCAATCGTTTTTATACTTTCATCGTAGATGCTTAGCTTTTTAAAAATCTTCATAATCATTTTCAAAATTGGTGGATTTGTAAGTTAACTCAGTAACTTTGCCAGAACATCATGAATAATAATCAGTCTATAATCCTTCTTAACAGCCTTTCCAGATGCATCAAAGGTCTGTACATCTATTTGGGTACCTGCATGGTTTTCCCATCGTACACGATCTCCAACTACAATATCTTCATCAACATCATCTGCAATTCCAATCACTCTACCTCCCATTGTATCTGAATCGTAGATACTGGTCGTTCTTGAATTGCCTACATAGATGCCATTTTTTGTATCCTGTAATGTATCTTGTTCTACAATAATTCGTTCCGTAAGTGGTTGTAATTTCTCAACATTCAGTAACTCCAAGCCATTTAACTTCTTGGCAAGTGCCATAGACCATGGCACCATTTTGATGTACTGGTCCCCACTGGTAGGTATATAGCCATCATGCAATCTATGGAATAGGATAATATCCCCCGGTTTAAGTATGCTGTTCTTTTTGGCCTTATCACTTAATTCCAGGACTTCTCCTTCATAGATTTCATCACCATGCCATTTTGTTGTTGTCTGTTTTACACCTATAATTCCGGATGGAGTTTTTATATCTGCAGGCGTGAGTACACGAACAGATATCAGATCGCGCACTGGTTTGATTTTACTAACTTCTTCAGGTTTGTTATACATATTTCATTTTGCAAGTGTGTCTTAACAAGGGCAATATACAATTATTGTAATTCAAAAACAAGCTTTCCATGGGCTTCATCACTTGTATCAATCCAATTCAATGGCGATTCATCTACTTCATGCTCCATACCAAGATCGCTATACATCTGCTGTGCCGTCTTACGAGTAGTTAATACATCGTCCGGAATAGGGCCATATTTCTTATACCCGGTCGAAGGATCCATGTAGTACCCAATCAGTTTCATATGGGTTGTTACCGGCTTCTCGCTATTTGCCGTTGTACCTCTAGCATCCATATCTTCATCTAACATCTCGGCCATTCCCATTGCTACTATTATATCAAATGCTCGTTTTCTTTCGTATGCATAGTTTATTATCTCCTTGATCATATCCTCGAAATAGATCAATTCACTATAGTCCTGTACATAGTCCTTGATCTTATTTAGATAATGCACGATTATCTTTCCAGTTCCATCAATAGGTGTACCATATGCATTATCTGTCTTGGTAGCATTTGGGTTTATATTGCTTCCTATAATACTAGGTTGTTTGGACATATATCTAAGCAACCCATGGTGCCTAAAATGTGAGATGACTTCCTTACGTGTACGCTCTACATTGAATTTACAATTGAAGTATACGGACATTTTCATTGCCATATCGTAAGCTTCTCGCTCATCCGAAGGACGATCTAAATACAGGGCTACGTATATATTCCCCGTTTTCTCGGCGTGTAGGAACCTCTTCTTTATAACCGCACAGAATTTTGACCCATCTTTACCAACAAGGGAATTACCAGATCCAAAATCAATTGAGTCAATGCCACCAACATATAAGTTCTTATACTTAAAGTCCATAGCATCACGTTCAGGTTTTTCCATGAGCAGTAATTTTCCGTTCACTGTTTCTATGAAATCAACCCCTACTATTTTACTTGTCCCTTTTTTATAAATCCACTGAAGTTCCCCACGCATTGGTTTTGGGAAATTTGGATCAGATTTTAGCTTGACCATCTGGTTGGCAGCCTTTATTGTATTGAATATATTGGTACCGGATTTAGCGAATGCTTCTTCTGGGAAGAATGGATATTCTGCTTTATAGTGCCTAAGCCCATCTATATCCCCTTCATCTTCCCGCATCTTGCGCTCTCCTTGAAAGTAATTATAAGCTTTTTCATAATCCGTGACTCCCTGATGATTCATGAAATCCATGTAACAACAGTAGGCAGGGAAGAAGAACCCGGTCTCTACAGATTCTACAAATCCTTCTACGAAGTTATGCCTGAATGGGAGCATCTGGTTTGATTTCGGTTTGTAAAAACATGTCATCAACCCTTCTATGGCTTCTCCTTTAGAGGACTCATCTCCACCAGTTCCGAAAGCTATCCTATAGCCAAATCGTTTTCCTTGAATATCCACTAATGGCAGACTGGTCGCTAAAGATTTAAGGAAGTTTTTGAAAGACCCTGCCTCTTCAAATACCAGCAAATTGGTACGGTTACCCCTTACTTTATCTGGCCTGTCTACAATCTTTCCTATGACCTCGGACTTCCATCCAATCTCGTTACCTTCTCCGTTAACTGTGGAGGCTCTCTTATGTAATTTGGCATCCTGCTTTTGACGAAGTTTCTTCATACCTCGCTGGGTCTCTTCGTTCAGATAGTCCAGGCAGCGCCATGCTTTGGACATGATACCATCCTTAAGTAGATAATCTTCATTAGATGCCAGGAAGGAGGTCACAGAACCCTTACGAGTGGTGTACATATTACAGCCCATACTGGCCACATATTCAGACCATCCCACACCACGGGGTTTTAGACATACCCCGTCACTTTTATTTTTACGTCCCCATTCAACATAGTGCGCAAACAAGTAGTGTACTTCCCAGAATAAGGGGTGACCCATTAATCTATCTATTTCTCCTGTGATAGGGTCCTCTACAGGAACTGGAAGTACATAAAAATTGAGAAAGAAGTATAGGTCTCCAGGACAAAAGAATCCATGGGTCCTGTACCCTTTCTTACATCGATCATATTGGGCATCCCAGTATTCTCTATACGCTTTAGAGCCATATGGAGCTTTGGTATATTTACCTCCGTTACGGCTCTGATCAAGTGCGGCAGATCTAAACCAATCCGGATTAAATCTTTCAGATAAGGGCTTGTACCCAGATAATCCCCACTGATGCTTGTTCATTTCCATGACGGACTCAAGCGTAGGTATCCCTGTTTTCTTATGCCACTCCCTGTTTTTTTGTATTAATCTATACCCGTCTTTCCGTTTCTTATCGGGTTTTATTGATTCATCAGACATTGCACATTAGTGTTAACAAAAATAATATACAAAATAATTGCCTAATTTCTAAACCTTAATTCATTAATTCAGTATATGTTAAAGAACTAAATTTGTAATGAAGCAAATATATCGAGAAAATATAAGCATTTGTGCCGCGATGACGTGGTCGGTGAATTCCAAGGAAGGAGTTGACAGTGGCACATATATGCGAGGTTTTCTTGATTCAGATTTGATGTAAAAACAACAAATAACTCATAAATCAGAAGCCTCGTAGAAATATGAGGCTTTTTTGCTTTACGGTGGATCCGTCTGGTGGCCATGACGTTGGGTTTTCAGCCCAAATACAGGGGTTCGACTCCCATACCCATTACAGTAAAAATTAGCGAAAAGTATTGAAAAGCGATACTTATCACAAAATAGTACTAAGCCAGAGTAGTTCAGTTGGCCAGAACGCCTCACTTGTAATGAGATTGTCGCGGGTTCAAATCCTGCCTTTGGCTCATGCTCCTTTAGCTCAGTGGTAGAGCAAATGCCTGTTAAGCATAAGGCCGGAGGTTCAAGTCCTTCAGGGAGCGCAGGTTTGTCACAAATGTTGGCAATATTTAAGACATAATACATTGTCGTGTAACTCAGCCTGGCAGAGTATCACCCTGATAAGGTGCTGGCCGTAGGTTCAAATCCTACCATGACAACATAATAAATAGCGGGGTGGTCTAGGGGCTTAGGACACCGGGCTCATAACCCGAAGGTCGCTGGTTCGAATCCGGCCCCCGCTACATGGTCTCTTGGGCTGCTTGGTGTGGCCTCCTGCCTGTCACGCAGGAATTCAGATAGATTCGAATTCCATAGGGACCGCTTTTATTGGTAACAATTCAGGGTATGGTCAGGTCTGTAAAACCTCTGCCTGAAGGTTCGAATCCGACCGGAACCTCAAAATACTGGAGAATTAAGGAGCTGCGATGGGCAGCCACTGGTCTTGAAAACCAGGTCTCGTTTAATCGGGTGGGGTTCGAGTCCCGTCCGACACCCTGCTTAATGTATAAGATAGCCAACATTATTTCCCTCTGGTGGAATTGATTAACACGTCCGGTTTTGATCCTGAAGATTCAGAGTTTGAGTCTCGGGGTAGCATCTAGGACTTTATAAGTCTCATGTACTTTCTATATTTATTTTATAATTATTTAAATAAAGTTTAATTTATCTTTGTAGGCATGAAGCTATTTATATTATGTGCCCTAATATTGACAGTAACCTATGCCCAGGCACAGTGGTTACTTGGAGAAACACACAAGAAAACTACCATACAGGTAGGAAATGATCGTAATGAGATCGAGGACAAAACCATCAGATGGAACATCGATTACGATATGAAATTACTATATCAAAATGAAATTATGGATGGTGTGATAATTGAAATATATAGATTGCCTTACGAGTCTATGGAAGTTAAGAAAACAGATGAAGGTGAATCTATGACAATCATAGATGCAGTATTTGAAGGCGTGCTTTTAAACTTGATATTTTACAAGGATTCTGGAAAGGTTGTGATATCTGAGTTTGGTGTTATAGATCAGAGCTCTGATACGTATGGAGCTGTATTTATAGAGATATACGATGTGTAAAAACAAAGGCCACCTTATTAGGGTGGACTCTATCATATATCCAATAAACAATTCAACTCATCCTTTGTATATCTTTCCGTCTATGACTACCTTCTTTAGATCCTCGTTCCAGAAATGGACATTTGGGAAAGCTATCCCATCTACTACATCTACAGTAGTAATGGCATTAACCCATTGCTTGCGTTGTGAAAATGGCATATAGCTAAAGAAAGGGTGATCTCTATCACCCATCCATCCACAGTTAATGGCCGTGACCCCAAATATGAAACCTGAGTTATATCTATGAGTATGCCCAAACAGAATATTCTCCCCGTACATTTCCGCATGTTTATTATATGCGTATTTAGGAGTGTAGGTGCCATGCCATACCTGGTAATTCCCTAGTTGGAAGAAGTCTTCCTTCCAATCATCTTTTACCTTATATCCACGTTTTACCAGATTTAACCCTTCTTCAATATTGATTAGTGCAGATCCAAATTTATCATTATTGTGTTTGGAGATAAATCTCTTGAAGCGGTCTTCATGGTTCCCAAAAAGGAAGCTCTTGTCTTTTACAACTCCTGTGGGATCTCCTAGTGCCTGATCTATAGCATCTAATACCGTGCCTGTACTTTCATACTCTTCTCCCAGCTCTATATCTTTTGTTAATCCTAGGTCATGGAACGACAATGCTTTCACATCGATAAAGTCCCCGCCTAATATAATCCCAGAGATCTCGTCCCTGTTCAGGTAAATGTAGGTCAATAATGCCGACATTAAAGTCCTGTTATGTGCAGGTATATGCGGGTCGAAAATGACCACGTATTTTTTATGCACTTTTAGCCTTTTTTAGGATTGATAATAATTCTGGTGGGATGTTTTCGTCAGGTACATTAAAACAATCTTTCGGTACCATGGGGTATTCTTCTAAGTATACCTTCACTTTCATCTCTTTTCGAACTGTTGCGATATCTGCACTAGTTCCGTCATCTTCCAGATCGTCCATGGCATCTCTTATCTTTGATACGAAGAGACAACTTTTACATTTCAAATCGTGGTCTGGGACCATCTTTAATTGGATCTCCTTTAAGATCCTTGCCTTCTCATCGTACTTTTCAAGTACTGAGGAAATCAATAATTGTGACTGGAGTAGGTTTAAATACATGACTTTTCGTGAGTGCTTCTCCGTGTATTCGGTGATGAGTTCCCCTAGTGCCTCGTATGCAATGCGATCCTTCTCTATCTTGTTGCGGTACAGTGCCTGGTTATACTCAAAATGACCACTAATCTGGTCATGTCCTATTCTCCATTCATCGTTGAATAGCTTAAAAATCATTGTTGCAAATAAGGTTTAACAAATGAATGTTATAAAATAACGATTTTGATTATACTTTACAATACCTTTACCTAAAATCTTTCAAAATGACGTATTTGAGGTTTGCTCCTAAGCTCAAAGTGTGGGCCATCCCATCCCATTTCCCCAGTTTGCATATCCCCATCGCCACTCCGATCTTCAGATTTCCAGAACCCTCCCCAGTGGAGGTATATATCTTTTGGAATACGTCCTTCTCCCTTTAGGTCATCGAATGCTGTCAACATTAACTTGGCAATCTTAATAAAGGCCCAGTCAAACTCCCATGTCATTTTTCCATCTATGACTGGGACCAGGTCTAATGCATTACCGGTTTGATGAAATGACTTCTTCTTATATCCATCCAACTTGGATTTTTTCTTATTAAACAGGTCGTTCTGCTCTTTCTCAGATCTCTTTCCACCGTATGGGCCTACACCCCAATCCAGGTCATCACTCATATCAAGTGCCCTACATGCAGTATCCCATATAAAGGAGGATATACCTTCGGCCCTGGTTTTACTTGTGGTTCCATAATTATACTTTCCCATTTTTATACAAATTTCGATTCGTGATCAATAATTTTTTGTATCTCTTCTAATATCTTTTTCTTTTTAGCACGATTATCTGTCTGATCAAAATTGACAGAGTAGCATATGATCTCGCTTATTGGAAGTGATAAGTCTCTCGCCTCACAGAAGATGAATGCAGGAACACTTGAAAGGGTTTCCATTATTTTCTGGTTGACTTGTTCAATATGTTGATCTGCTTGTTCTCTAGTTCCGGGTTCCATAGTATTAGTTATTATATCCTGGCGTGGCATCTCCACGAGTACCTTTATCTGCCTCTCGTTCCCTTTTCACCTGATCTTCCAACGTCTGTAATCCATCTACTACTTTACCTAGATTGGATAGGTTGGCTATAGTATCTTTACTGGATACTTTTTTCCTTCCATTGTCATCCTCATCTTCTAGGGACAGATTTGTAAAGAAATCCCTAAGTTTATCTATGACACTATAAGAAGACCTAAGAAGTTTCAGCAACCTGGTATCCTGCAATTCTTTGTATTTGTTTTTTGCAGCCCTGACTTCTGGATTCCATATATCATCTTTTCCAAATCCGGAATCCTGAGCAGCATATTGCTCCCGATCCTCGTTAGACAGTTCTTGATAGTCGCAGGTAAAGTCCTCTGATAGGTAAATGTACTTGATCACATTGTAGGCCCAACGCTTATATTTACCGGTTGGATCTTCTTTGGTTTTGTTTTTCTCATGCTCCCATATTTCCTCAAATTCCTTATGGAGCAATATCTCGTGCCGGTCTATTGTGATGTCGTGACCGTCAAATGTAAAAGGTCTAAATCTCATTTGTTTTCCATATTTCCCTCAACCATCTATCATAGGCAAATCCAAAATTAGAAGAAAGCTTCCCCTTCAAATCAACCTCATTCTCATATCTGTATTTCAGCACATCAGTTGTATGTAGCCTATACAAGATCTGTTTTACGTATTTCTTTTCATTGTCGATAATGAGTTCGGCAAACTCTATATCTTGCCACACTATGTGCAGATCGTCCTCAGCAGGAATGAAGATAAATGTACGATCGTAATTTGGTACGATGGATACATCCAACACTTTCTCCAAGATCAGGTTCTTTATATCAAAATCCTTATCAAAATCCTCTGGTCGTAAGATAAATACCACTTCCCTGTTCATATGGGAGATGGTACCTTCTATGTTTGTAGGTCCTGAAAATCTATTGTATTCGTCGTAGTTAGGTCTCCTAATCGACATCGTCCACCCTGATCAAATCCTTTGAACTGAATCTATGTGACTGCAGAGTACCATCTGTGGTGAACCATATACAACGGAATCCCATCAGAGAGCTTTTAGGATGAGTTGTATCTTTGGTCACATCCTTATCTGTACGCTTTGCCCTTTCGACTTTCTCTACAACCATTATAGGTTTGTTAGGAATATCTTGCCTTAATGTAACAGGATCACCCTCTCCAATATAGCTATTTTGTTTGTTCATTACTTCTTTCGTTTTATCAACTTGCTTTCAAACTCTGCCAAGTCACTTTTAGGATCTTGTGCGAGATAGTTATTCTGGTTGTTCATGATATTCCCACGTGCTATAACAGATTTACGGCTATTGGCCATGTCCTCCAGTTGACCCATCCTGTTATTGGTACCCGCAGCACCTATGGTTGAATTTACATCTACATAATCATTTCCGCTTGATCTAATGCCCTCCAGGATAATGTTCTTATTTGTATCATAAGAATCATTTAGATATTTACCTATGGTTTGGCTATCAGGCTTACCACCTAATTTAGTACTGTACATACGGTATAGATCCTGGTTATCAGCATCATTCCACTTTACGGTTTGTAGGAAGTCCTTATATTCATTGAAGTTTATATCAGCGTTGGATACAGGATGTTTGAACTTCATCAGAGACCCATATACCTTCCCCTCACCATGAATACCCTCATCTTTACGGGCAGCATCAAGGGCTTCTGACAACCTTATCTTAGCACCATCGCTATGCTTCTTTATCAGTATCCCTCCTTTGCACTTCTTTTTAAGTTTACTTCTTTTTGGAATTATCATTATTTATAGAATTGAAATTGGAAAATAAGTTTATCTACATCTCCTGGAACTTCCAACAAACTCTCATAAGTCTGATCCACTATATTATGGTACAGGTAACCCTTCTGCTTAAGGTTGGAAAAGATATTGTTCAAACTATACTGTCCCACACCTGTACGTCCACGTATGTCCTTCTTCTCTTTCCTACCAACTACCCCTGTCTTTACGATCTCTGCCAGTATAACATATTCCAACGGTGTCAGTTGGTTACGTGTTATCAGTTCCAGATACTCCCTCGTAAAGGATTTATCATCTACAGGTACTTGTATTATTTTCTCTGCCATATCTAGGTATATTTTTATATGAGGGTATCCTCATCCTTCTTCTTTATCAATAGGCCCTTGCCTAACTTTTTACGGGCATTTTTCATAATCCCCTTTTTACCGCTCAATTTATCTACCATTTTAGTTGGTTTGTTGTCACCTAGGGAGATCTCAAGTTTAATGAACTTACCCTCATGACCCCCGGCACTTTCTTCCTCGGGAAGAGTACCCCCATCCATCAATTTTCTTACCCGGTCCTTGACCGCTTCCTCTATACTCATCTTTATTTATTGTTATGATCCATTTTGTTTCCGTAAGTAATTGAATGCCCTGATGTGCGTCACACTTTTCCTTTTCCCACATACCCCGCACTCTGACTTAAACCAGGTAGACACATAAGGTATGCCAGACTTCTGCCCATCGTTTAGGTAAGGCTCCCCACATTCCAGGCATACATAATCAGAAGTTCTTTTCGACAACTTATCCATTTTTATAACGAATTATTTTATAATATACAAAAGTTAACTTATATTTGCAATGACTTTCTACTATATTATTAAATTCCTGGCACGAGAATAGAGAATCTGTATGGTAGAGTATAACTATGTAATTAAAAATACTATGAAACTATTCTTAGACACAGAGTTTACAGGACTCCATCAACACACCACATTGATATCTATCGGTATTATTTCAGAAGAAGGTCATACCTTCTATGCAGAGCTAGATGATTATGACAAATCGCAAATCGACGATTGGCTGCAGAACAACGTGATCGACAATTTAAAATTCAAAGCACCCATTCTCGGTGAAGATAAGCTAAATGTGAGTATACCACATTTAAATAAACCTATGAATAATGAATCATATCCATATATGTGCCTTGGTAATACAGCAGAGGTCAAAGATGTATTGATCAGATGGCTTGAACAATTTGATGCTGTTGAGATATGGTCAGACTGCCTGTCCTACGACTGGGTACTATTCTGTCAGATTTTCGGTCACGCATTTAATATTCCTAAAAACGTTTACTATATACCATTTGATATTTGTACAGTATTCAAACTAAAAGGCATTGACCCGGATATAAATCGTGAACAGTTCTCAAATACCATAATACCTGACAATATTCAAAAACACAATGCCCTTTGGGATGCTGAGATCATAAAGAAGTGTTACGATAGGTTGATGACATTATGAAACTTGAAACAGGACATATACTAAAATATCAAATTGGTGATATAGTATATCTGAAAACAGATTTGGACCAGGTAGAGCGCATGATCACTGGTATAGTTCTCCGACCATCATTCTTAGTTATTTACTATATCTCATTCGGAACCATAGAAACTACTCATTATGATATAGAGATAACCAGTGAACGTGATATAATTAAAACAATCTCCAATTAATATGAAAAAACCAGATGTCCCAGGTATTCATGGTAAGACCTTCATTGGCATAGATCCGGTAGAGCCGTCCATACCTATAATCGAAGTATTCCATGTAAAGACAGAGAGGCATACATTGGGTTTAAAGTAGAGAACAATTCCTTAAAGACGAGTATAACTAAACTTTTATAATCATGTTAATATTTATTAAAGATCTCTCTATTTCAGATCTAAAGAGCATAAAATCAGATCTGTTAACAGAGCTCTACAATTCAAATACAGGTCTCCCAGTAGAAACCAACTCTCATACTGAGAAGATAAAGGCTATAGACAAAGAGCTCCAACGACGTATGGACAGCATTTACTGGGGTGATCACAAAGATGTGGATTACTTGTGGGGATAGGAGGTAGGGTGATGATTAAGAGGAGAAGTTGCTCTGGGTAGGAGGTTGTTGAGTTGAGAATAGGCGCGGGATTGGGAATTGTGTTGGAGAGGTTGGGATTAGGAGATTGGGATTTGAGGATATGTGTGTGGAGTGGCAGTCCACTATACTAAAGGTCCCCGCCACTTTTTCTCAGGGGGAAGACACCCGGGGTTCCGAAATTTTCAAGAATAGAAACAAACGAACTAATCCATCATATCCACTCTTGGACTTGGACTAAACTATAACGATATGTTTGAAGATGATGAAATATGGGACTATGTAGACTCATGGTTCGATTGGACAGGGATTGAGGAGGATTAATTCCTCTTCCTAAAGAAATAGCCTCCATATCCACTCTTAGCCATGATATGGAAAATATTGTACAAGTGCTCTCTCATGATAAGATCGTGAGGTTGAAGCGCGAAGCGGCCATCGATAAGGCCAGATCACAACGCATTATTGCTTACGATATGAAAGCAAGGTCAAAACCAATTGGCATTCCAGAGGTAAAAGGATTGGTTTATGCATAATTAAGCCCTTCGGGGCTTTTACTCAATTTGATTTTTAACCTTTAACTATAAACATATGAGTCATTATGGAAAAGCATTTCTTGTATTATTTATCACTGGTGTCTACGGCATTGTGCTTAGCATTGAGTATCTTTCTCATAACGCCTTCGAGGCATTTATTATTGGAACCCTCTCTACGATTTCCATGGGAGTGGCAGTTAAATGCTTCAAAGAAGCAAAGAAGAAAGGGGAATTTCACGAAGAAGAAGCCTAAGTGATTAGGTGTTCTTTTAACAATCCATACTCTATGAGTAGAGGAATATAAAGCAATGATGAAAACAAAAAAGTATAACTGCTTTTGATGCCTAATTATAGGATATAATCTAAGTAATCATTGTAGTGGCAGCATAAATGATATGTAGATGGACTGGGACTAACCTGAAACAAACTGTCTTTATGCCTCAATAGTAGTAATATTGTTGTAGTAGTTAAATCCAGCAATAGCCTTATAGGTAGCATTTGATGTGTGAACCAGCTGTGAAGTATTTAACATTGTGCAACTGGTGTGATTAACCAGTAATATCTAAAACTTAAAAGTAAACAGAAATGAGTGGATTTTAGAAAATCTCTAAACAATAAAGGGGCTTAGGCTCCTTTTAACCCTTTACCCGAACATACCAACATATCCACACTAAAACATGGGAATCTTGAATTCCTCGGGGTCTTCTGCATTTAATTGATTTATTTACTTATATAAATATCGATATTTATGAAAAATGTATTGTTTAATTCGGAAGATTATAAGAACCTCACCAGTTTCATTCACAGCACTGGAGAGAAGTTAAAGGCCAATGATACCTTGGAAATCAAGGATATTGTATTTGGTGATGGGCAAAATTCCACAAGGAAATACCTCATCACTGATCACGGAAGGTTCAACGAGCAAACCATAATGGGTTCGTTCATTGCCATTGGCGATTTATCAAAGGCCGTTGCAAACTCTGGAAATGAAAAATTGGAATGCTTGAACCAACGTTCAGAAGAGATCATGCCTTTGTGGCAATTCTTCGAGCAGAATGTTGGAGAGCGTTTTCAACTACCATTGAGCCTGGAGTGTGTTGGAAGATATCCAAAAGGTGTTTTCCCGGTTTACATGTCCAAGTCGGACGAAAACCAGATTATCTATGACAAGGAGGGAATTGCCGATGCAGCTGAAAAAGCTGGCATCAAAAAAGACGACAAAGGCGTGTACGCAGAGGGATCATTGGTTCCACTGTATCGCAAAAACGTTGTCGATAAGGTGACTTCATCTGACACATTCGTATTCAAAGCTCCTTCAAAAGAGGAACTTGAAGCGATCAAAAAGGCCGTTGAAGCTGAACTTGTTGCCGCTTAGCGACTAAAATTTAGATGATCGAGATTCTCACGCAAAAGACCCCGAGAATACCTCTGCCCTATATTGGGGCAGGGGTCTATCTTTAACTACAAAAAAAAAAACAAAAGCGGGTCTGAACATACCAACATATCCACACTAAACCTCGACATATTACTATACCAGTCCCGTGGAGCCTGCCTAAATTATTAAGTCGGTCCCGTGGAATCTGCAGATTTGTACCAGTCCCGTGGAGAGTCCAGATATTTACTGGCC